CGCCGTCGCGGCCTCGGTGATCGACACCGAGTAGCCGCCGGGCACAGACACCGTGTCGGACGCCGAGCCCGTCTCCGTCAGCAGCGCGACAAGGCTGGCCGTTCGCGCCACCACGTCGGAGGCGCTCGCGGCCTCGGCGATCTGCGCGACGAGCTGGGCCACCGCGGCGACGGTATCGGTCGGCGTCGCCGACTCCGTCAGGCTCGCCGAGTAGATGTTGCCGTTCAGACTCGACGTGCTCGCGTCCGTGGCACTGGCCGCCTCTGCGATGGCCGCAGCGGCCAGCAGCACCGCCGAGACGATGTCGGACGCGGTCACAGTCTCGGCAACCGTCGCGCCCATCGTGCGCACGGCTGCCACTACATCGGTCGCGCTGGCAGCCTCCGTCACCGATCGCGGCCAGGTTGCCGTCGATGCGACCGTGTCGGTTGCGCTGGCGCTTTCCGTGACGCTGCGGCCGTAGGTTGCGATCAGCGTCAGCGCGTCGGTTGCGCTGGTCGACTCGGTCAGATCGACGTTGTACGTCGCGGGGCCGCCGCCGGCCGAGTTGAGGAAGAGCTTTCGTGCGCGGCGCGGCGCGTAGATCGCGCCGTAGTAGTCTTGCGAGGAGATCTCCTGCGCCTGGCCGAGCGTCGGCACGTTACCGGCGCCGGACCACATCACCGCATCGAAGATGACGCCCGTCAGGGTTTCGCCGCTGTTTCCGCGGCGGCCGAAGGTGATGTACTTGAACGAGATTTTGTTGTCGACGGCCCCTGCATAGGCCATCAACAACTTGCCGTTGAGGTAGAAGTACGTCGACCCGCTGCTCGTCGGGCAAACAACGACCAGCGTATGCACCGCGCTCGTTGAGCCGAACGGCGCCGTCGTCGATGTCTGCAGAAGCGCAGACCCCTCGGACAGCAGTTCGAGTTGTTCCGACGTGTTGATGCGGACTTGCGTCCCGTTGTCGGCTCCGTTGATGCCGAAGATGGTCTGCGTCGTCGCGGTGGTGAGCTGCTGGAATCGCAGCGCCATCGCGTAGACCTTCCGGTCCGGCTGCGCGGCCAGGGTGTGCATGACACCGCCGCCGCTCATGTACATGCCCAGCTCGGTGCCGTGCGAGCGATGGCCGACGCCCGTCCATGTGCTGGACGAGTTGACCGGGCCCGGGAAGATCTGCTGGCGGTCGCTCAGTGTCCGAAAGACCGCGAACGGGTTTGGCAGCGCCGGATTGATGTCCGCGAAGCCGCTAGGCGGCTGCCGCGTCCACCTACGCGAGCCGAACAAGCTCATGTCTTAGGCTACGTCGTACTTGATGCCGACGTACTTCCAAACATGGTTTCCGGCCGTGCTGTTGCTGTTCACGCCGGTGTTGTGGGCGATGAACAGGCCCCAGCGCTTCGGGAGCACGCCGCCGAATCGTTCGGCCACGCTGGTCGGTGCCAGGTAATACGCGCGGTTGCTGGTCGTGGCGTCGATGTACATCGTGCCCAGCAGCTTGACCACTCCCACTAGCACGCCGGCCGAGGTCACTGTTTCTGCGCTTGAGGTGCCGTCGAACACGTCCTGATAGGTCGGCGAGTCGTCGCTCTGGGCGTAGACGTACACACGGCACTCGGTGTTTGCCGCGGGCGTCGTGCCGCACGTCCAAAGGCCGGATACGAGCGCGTCGACGTAGAGGTTCGTGCTGTTGTCGATGGCCGTCGACTCGACGCCAGCCGTCCACGTAGACGACGATGCGACGTTCTCCGGCGCAATCGTGAAAGTCGCGTATGACGAGTAGTTGATCGAGACGGTGGACATCGATCACCTCACGGCAGGTTGCGGGCGGCTTCCACGTCGCCGGCCGACAGCGAGCCCTCAAAGCCCATCACGCGCGCAGTCACGGTTCCGGTGGTGTCGGAGCCCTGCGAGGCGGTAACGAGGATCTTTTCGGCCTCGGTGGCAGCGCGCGTGCATGCGTTCAGCACGTTCACGCCACTGGCCCCCGCTGCGCTCACAAAGGCCCCGCTAGAACCGGACGGCAACTGAATCACGGCATCGCGCAGGCCACCGCGGATATTCGGCTTCGATGCATCCAGCGCCGCGCGACCCTGCGTCATCATCTGCAGGTTCATCTGTTTCGTCTGGATCGCGAGTAGCTGCGCCTGTCGCTGCGTGGCGATCAGTTGCGTGCTCAGCGTCGCGTCATCCAGCGCCGCGGAAGGCGTGAACTTGCTGAAGTCGATCGCGTCGAGCACGGTGGTGGTCGGCACCTCCGTGCGCCAGACCGTGAACGTCGGCGATGCCGGCTGATTCAGGGCCTGCGCGAGCGCGACGTAGCCGTCCGAGTTCTGCGCGAACGACGACCACGCGCCGTTTCCGTTGATGGCCGTCTTCAGGGCCTGCAGTTGAGTGCTGGTCAGCGCCATGATCAGAGGCTCGCGGTGTAGGTCACGTTCAGCGTGTCGCCGTTGGCGACAGCGCGGTCACCGCCGGAGAACAGGCCGGCGCTGTAGAGGGCGCCGTTTGTGTTGCCGACAGTGGTGGTGGGCGCAGTGCCGCCGGTGCTCTTCATGAGCATGAAGGCGCCCTTGATGGTGTCCGTCGCGATGATCGAGAACGAGACCGCGCTCGACGTGGCGAGCGAGCCGGCCGAGGCCGTGCCCATGCTCGGGCTGCCGCGGGCGGCACAGGTGCTCGAGGGCGCCTCGTTCCAGCCGTTGGTCGGCGAGCCGCCGCCGGCCGCGGTGATGTTCGCCGCGGTGTTCGTCGCGCTGATGGCGCTGTAGCCGGTGTCCTCGATGAGGCCCAGCACCAGCGTCTGCGTCAGCGTCGAAGCCTTGAACCCGTGCGTCAGGAGCGCGTTCTTGCCCTCGGTGACGACGGTGTTGCGGAACTCGTCCCGCCACTTCAGGCGGCCGTCCTTGTCGAAGCACTCCGCGACGAAGACGCCCGTGGCGACGGCTTCCTCGTCCAGGCCGGCGCCGAGGCCGACCGATGCGCCGGCCTGAGCCTGCGCGTTCGCGCGCTCGCCCATCATTGCGGCACCTCTTCGAGTTGCGATTCAGAGAACCACCGCTGCACCGGCTGACCGTTCTCGGTCCAGACGAGCAGCAGCTCGAGTTCATCGTTCACGATGCGGCGTTCCTTCACCTCGCCCACGATCTCGGGCTGGATGAGCCGCGCGGTGGCTCCGGTCTTCATCTGTGGGCGCTCCAGGAATGCGAAGGGGCGCCGGGCCGTGAAGCCGCGGCGCCCCGTTCAGGGCTGCGTCAGGTCAGGTTCAGTCGGTCAGCGCGGTCGCGCCGGTGTAGCGCGGCGCGTACAGGTTGTAGATGACCACGCAACCGCGCGACGCCGTGGCCGCGTGGCCGGTGGCGTCGACGCGGAAGCAGTCGAACCCGTTTGCCAGGTCCAGATCCGAGGCCTGGATGTCGATCACGTAGAACGAATCCTTGCTGTTGGTGGTCTGGGTGGTGAACGTGTTCGACGAGACCGCAGTCTCGGTCATCGTCTTGGACGCGACGTAGTCGGTGTTCGCCAGCATGCGCGTGAAGGCGAGCGCCTTCTCGCCGGTGCCAGCCACCGCCGTCGCCTGCTTCAGCGTGACCGCCGTGCCGGTGACGGTCGTGCCGTCCGCGATGTAGATGAGGATCTGCGCTCGCGTGTAGCCCTTCATCGACACGTACGTCGTGTCGCCGAGGGTCGACGTGAGCAGCAGGCCGGCTGCTGCGACGACGGTCGTCACTTGCTCGTCGAGGCGAGCGTTCTGGGAGATCATGTTCGGACTCCTTCAGGTGATGGGATCAGCGGGCCTGCAGCGTCACGAAGTGCGACAGGGTGTTGCTGCCGTTCTTGCGCGCGATGGCCGCCGACAGCCACGGCTGGCCGGTCAGGCGCATGCGGAAGCGGAACGCGGTCAGGTTCTGATCGAACCACAGGTGCATCGAGGTGTCGGCCTCGGGACCGGAACTCTTGACGAGCGCCAAATACTGCGACAGGTCGGCCAGGATGATGTCGCCCAGCGAGGACAGCGCAGACGCCGCCTCGGTGAACAGCACCGGCCGACCCATCAGGCGGTAGTCCGGACCCGTGAGGGTGCTCGGGCCGTCGAACTGGATCGGGATGCCGCCGACGTTCTCGGTGCCGGCCACGTTCTTGACCGGCGTCGAGAGCGAGCCGAGCTGCGGCAGGATGTCCTGGTTCGCGATCCACACCGAATTGCGGAAGTTCCGCGGCGGCATGCGCGCCATCATCTTGAGGATGTTCTGCGCGTAGATCGTGTTCGCAGGCTGCGAGCTTTCCTTCGACACCGTGACCAGGCACGGCGAGTTCAGGATGCCCAGCGGCATGCCGGCGCCCGTGCCGTTGACGATCGCGTCCGTGACCTTGAACGCGATCTTCTGCGGCGCCTTGCGCGAGACGTAGGCCGCCATCAGGGTCGAGTCCTGCAGCAGCTCGTCGGTCATCGGCACGAGGGCCGTGACGCGGTGCAGCTTCATCGCCACTTCCTTGATGCTCGGCTTCGACTGCGTCATCGCGCCGGCTTCCGCGTCCCAGTAGGCCAGGATGCCGCCCGAGGTCTGGTGCGCCGTGGTCTCGTCGACCGGAAGCGTGATGTTGTTCGACTCGCTCGGCATCACGTCGCAGCGCGGCAGCAGTTCGGCGTCGTCGAGGACGACCGTCATGATCTGCTGACGCCACACGGGCGGCACCGCGAAGCCGCCGTCCGCGCCGGACGCCTCGTTGCCGTAGGTGGTGGCCGAGGCCGCCTGCAACTGCACGAGGCGGTCGTCGGTGGCCTGCGGGCGAACGACCGACTCCTTCACCGCCACGGCGAACTCGCCCAGCGACTTGAAGCCGTACTTGCCGCCGTCCTGCTCGATCTGCGGGCCGGTGTTCTCGATGCGCGAGCCGGCCGGCAGCTCGAGCGAGCGCTCGGCGTCGATTGCCGCCTGCTCCTGCTCGATGGCCGCCGACAGTTGCTCGGCTTCGGTCTTCGCGGCGTCGAATGCTGCGTTCTGAGCCTCGGTGAACAGGGCTTCCCCTGCCTCGGCGCGGATCGTCTTCATCTTGTCGACGGCCGCGGCCTTGCGCTGCTTGAGCGCGTTCAGTCGCTTGATCATGATGTCCCTTTCGGATGTGAAAAAGCCCGCAGGGCTTGCGCCGTGCGGGCCGGTTCGGGTTGACAGGTGCGGCCGTCGGGCCGCTGACGCACCGTCGGGCGCGTCAGGTGCTGGAGCCTGTCAGGTCTCCAGGATCTGGATGTCGCGCGCTGCCCGCGCGGAGGTCATGGTCGGCCGGCGCTTGGGCTTGCGCGCCTCGGCGATCACGTCTTCGAGCGTGCCGATGCGGTCGGCCATGCCGGAGGCGACGGCGTCTGCCGCGACCTTCATGCGGCCTTCGCCGAACGCGGGGCCACGGACGACATCGACCGGCACGCCGCGGCCCTTCGCCACTGCGCGCGTGAACTGCGCGCCGTAGGCGTCGACCATCTGCTGCAGGTACGCCCGGGTCTCGTCGGTGAGCGGGCCGGACATGCCCTCGGACTTGTACTTGCCGTAGCTGATGAACTCCGTCTTGATGCCGGCCTTCGCGTCCTTCTCGGTGGTGTCGACGTAGGGCATGCGCACGCCGATCGAGCCGACCATGCCGGAGGGCGTGACGACGATCTCCGAGGCCTGCGCGGCGACCCAGTAGGCGGCACTCGCGGCCTCGGAGTTCGCCACGGCGATCACCGGCTTGACGGTGCGCGCCGCAGCCACCGTGTCGGCCAGTTCATTCGTGCCCGAGACGCTGCCGCCCGGGCTGTCCACGTCGAGGACGATCGTGCCGACGTTCGGATCTGCGGCTGCGGCGCGCACGGCACTCGCGATGGCTTCCGTGCTGGTCAGCGGGCGCGAGGTGTTGGCGACGGCATACGCGCGGTGCGCCATGACGCCGTAGATCGGGATGATCTGCACGCCGCCGCCGCTGGCCTCCTGCATCTGCGCCCGGCGAGCGGCGGCAGCCTCGGGAGCCCCGCCGACAGCGGCCTCGATCTGGTCGTTCGACAGTCGCACCCCGGCCGCCCAGCGTTGGAGCAGCATCTCGGCGGCGCTGAAGGCCTCGTCGGTCATTGCCCACGGGGCGGCGTAGAACGCGGTCAGCAGGCGGTGCATCTTCAGTCCTCCAGGGCCAGGCGCAGCAGCTCGGCCGATCGTGCGTCGACGAAGTCGTCGTCCGCTGTGGGGTTCGCGGCCAGCATGTCGGAGAGGTTCTCCTCCAGTGCGTCGGCCGGCATGCAGAGCACCTCGCCAAGCCATCGCACGTGCTCGGCGTCGAACGCCTGGCCCTTGCGCAGCATCGCCGCCTCTTTCCGGGCAGCGCGCCGGGCTGCCGCGGCTGCGATCAGCATGCGGCGCTCGGCGCCGGGCGTTGCCGGTGCCCGGGACGGCTGCGCGCCGGCCGTCGCCATGTTCATCGGCTGCAGCGGCTCGTCCAGTCCGTCGAGCGGGTTCAGGTTCTCCATCCGGCGGGCCTCGTTGCGGAGGAGCCATCCGTCTTGAATGCCCTTCCCGTAGGCCTCGTACCGGGTCTTCGTGTCGCCGCGCAGCAGCATGTCGACCTTCAGCTCCGCGAAGTAGCCCTCCCCGAAGTCCAGGTCGCGGAGCAGGGTCTGCTCCCACATCACGCACGACGGCAGCACGGCGTCGGTGACGAAGTCGAGCTGTTGGTGCTCGATGTTCCCCCACGTCGCGCGGTCGAGGATGCCGAGCTTGTGCGGCGGCACGCGGAACAGGCCGGCAATGTCGGTGTCGCTGTACTTGCGCGACTCGATGAACTGCGCATCGACGTTCGACAGCGGGATCGACTGCAGCTCCATGCCGTTCTCGAGCACTGGCGTGCGGCCGGTGTTCTGGCCGCCGTAGGCCGCGGCGAAGTCGGCCATCCACTTGCGCCGGGCGTCGTTGTCCTTGAACCGCCCGGGGAACTTGATCCACATGGGCGACTTCGCGCCGTTCTTGAAGTACGCCGCGCCGTAGTCGCGCGCCGCGATGCCGGCTCCGATGGCCTCGCGCTCGCACTCGATCGGGTTCATGCCGGTGTAGCCGTCCGCACTCAGCCCGGCCAGGTGCAGCACCTCGCCCGGCAGGAGCACGTCCTCGCCGCCACCATTCCTGGGCCGCACGCGGTAGCGCGGCATGCCGTTGGGCAGGATCTCGACCTTGACGAGGTCGGGATGCAGCGGCAGGAGCATGTCCGGGCGCCCGTTGCCGGCCGTCACGATGCGGCTGTACCCGTTCCCGCGTAGGTCGACGTGCGACTGCATGAGCTGGCGCCACTGCATCGACGTTTGCCACGGGTTCGGCTGGTCGTGCAGCAGCGGGTACAGCGGGTGATCGGTGGCCGCTTCCTTGCCGCCGTCGTCGCGCCTGCGGTAGATCTGCAGCGGCAGCATGCCGATGGTCTCGGCGCGCACCCGGACGCACTTGTAGACCGTGGACAGACGCAGCGCGGTCTCGGACGTGACGGAGACGCCCGACGCGGTCGCCCCTCCGATTGGGTTGAACCAGAAGTCATCGTCCGGACCGCGGGCGGCCCGGAGATCTCGCAGCGCGAACATCAGCGCGAGCCGCCGCCCAGGACGGCAGTGACGACCGTCACGCCGATGACGATGCCGCCGGCCACCATGAGCCCTAGCGGAACGCTCACCATCGCCGCGCCACCGCTCGCCAGCACCAGGCCGACGAGCATGGATGCGTTGTAGACGTGTCGGTTCATCGTCACCCCACGACGCACAGCTCGTCGTCTACGGTCAGGACATGCGCAGCCTGTGGCGCGCGGCTCATCAACTCGACGGCGTTGAACAACGCCATCAGCGGGTCGATCTTCGCGAACCCAGCGGCCTGTTTGGTGATCTTCACGGCGTTCCCAGCCGGCTCGACGCGGGCATTGCCAACGCTCCAGGCCATGAGCCGCGAGGCGCCGTGCCTCATGGTGCCCTCGGCGAGCTTGCGCTCGGCGGTCTTGATGGCCGACATCAGCCGCCAGCCCTGCGAGACGCCGACGATGCGCTCCAGCGGGATGCCGGCCGCCACCAGTGCGTCGACAACGGCGCCGATGCCTGACACGTCCACGCCGTACTTGTCGGCCTTGCCGGACTCCTCGACCTGCAGCGCTATCGCGACCAACTCTTCGATGTCATCGCCGATCTTGCCGACGAGGGTCAGGTCGCCGTCAGCCTCGAAGTCGCGAAACCGCGCGGCCTCACTCTTGCGCCGTTCAAGTACCGAGGGATGCGCCCAGGCATGGACCCAGTGCAGCCACTCGCCCGTGTCCGCGTGCCGGCCGACGACTGCCAGGCCGAAGAGGTCGTCCAAGCCGCCGCCGTCGATGCCGATCGTGACCACGTCGGCCAGCTCGAGCACCTGGTCGAGCGTCAGCGTCGGATCGCCGCAGGCTTCCCAGTGGTCGGCTCCGGCCCAGCGGTCGGACTGGAGGGCGAGGCCGATCTCGACGTTCAGGTGCTGCGACGCCCACCGCCGGACCTCCTCTTCGCCGCCCTCGACGGCCGCCCGGTAGTCCGGCAGCAGTCGCTCGACGGTGATGGAGCGGCCGGCATTCGGCGTGACCATCGCCCAGTTGACCGGATCGCGCCAGTCGGTGCCTTCCGGCATCTCGTACAGCAGCGGCAGGATCGGCGCCTGCAGCCTGCCGTCGCGCACGGCGCGGGCCTTCATCAACTCGGAGCGGAAGACGCCGGACGGCGGGCGCTCGCTCTGGGTCGTGATCGTGACGAGGAACCCCTCCGGCTGGCTGATCAGGCCGCCGCGTAGCTGGCCGAGCACCCGGTCGGCGCTGGCGTCCTCCGCGATCACGTGCAGCTCGTCCAGCAGCACGCCGGCCGGCTTCGTGCCGGTGACGACCTTCGGGTCGAAGCTCTTGACCTTCAGGAAGGCCCCGGTCGGGCGGAATGTGATGCGCTTGACGTGCTCCTGCACGTGGCACTTCGCCTGCAACACCTCGTCGGCCTCGATCATGCCGACTGCCTGCGCGAACGCCAGGTTTGCGACCTCCTGCGTCGGCGCCACGAGCAGGAACTCGGCGCGCGGCCGGTTCGACATGAGCATCGCGACCACCATGATCGCGGCGCCCGCGGTGGTCTTCGCGTTCTTCTTCGGCACCATCGCGAACAACTCGCGCACGTGCCGCTGTTCACCGTCCCAGGAGCCGAACAAGGCCCTCACGATGTCGCGCTGCCAGTCCCCTGCCGCCTCGGCCAGCAGCGGGCGCCCCGGAACGTCCGGCAGGCGCAGCATGTTGAACATCGTCACCGCCCGCAGGGCGGCCTCTTCGTTCAGCGGAAGCGCCGGGAGCAGCGATCGGCCAGCCCTGATGCGGTCCTGCCAGTCTCGACAGGACGTGTCCCAGGTCATTGCCGGGCTTCAGCTTCACCCAGGAGCGCCGCCCACCCGGTGCCGGCCGCTGCCGTCTTCGCCCGCGCGGCCACCGCGGCGCGCTTCCCGGGCTCCGCGGCTGCGGAGAGCTTCGCCAGGGTCTTCGCGGCGTCCAGTTGGGCCAGGCTCGGCACGATCTGGCCGCGCATGACCTTGAGCAGGAAGTCCTTAGGGTCTTCTGTGGCCGCGACTTCGGCCGGCGGGCGCGGTTTCGGGCCAGAATTCGGCCTCGCACCACCGCTCCTACCCTTCACACCGGCCATTTGAACCTCGTTTGAACTCTAGGGGGTGGGGGATGAAATCTGTCGCTGAG